ACCTTAAAACAGTTTGCGCCAACTGTCAACGGATACTACATCGTGAAGGAATACTGTGGAATCAGGGAGATCTGCGTCCTGACCTATAATGAGGTCTTTTACTTTATTATATAATTCTTCAATAGAACCATCATTTTCAATTATATGGTCAAAATCTAATCCATACCATGCCCATTCACTATAATGTATACCGAGTTCTTTTAACTTTAGTTCAGCTATACTTGAATTAGAACATCGGTCACCCGCCAATGCATCTTTAGCATCATTATACCATGCTGGTTCTGGACCGCGTTTAACTCTAATTATTTTCCCACCGGCTTTTTGAATTGCTTCAAATTCATTAGGAAATCTACAATCAGAAATAACAACATCATCCTTACTGGTTCTAAGTTTATTTTCTAAACTTGCAATCCAAATGTCCTGATGGAAGCCATTTCTGCATACTTCTGTCCCCCAATTCTGGAGAATCCATCGTGGTGATATATCCATGTTAAGTCTATTAGACCACCATGGATCTGATTGTTCTCGCCATTCACGAGATTCTTTTGTACGACCTTCTAGTAAAGTTCTATCCCATCCAAATATAACTGAGATTGCATCCTTTAAACTAGAGGCAAATGATTCACGACGAAACTCGTGAAAATTTGATAGATAATCTGCGACAGTATCTTTACCACTGCCAATTGATCCAACTACACCAATTATCATTATACACTCCTTGTAATCTTGATATTATACCAAATGATTACAAGGATGTCAACTTTTATCCTAATACCCATGTCATTGGTGTACCACCAGGTACCATATCCCCGATTTCTTTTTCAAGTTTTTCAATTTCTTCTTTACCAGCAGCTTTCATATCGTTGCCATTAAGAGTAATACCACCACCAGTAGGACCAGCAATACTAGAAAATAAACTACGGGCTTCTCCCAACATAATTTTACAGGTTGCTAATGTATAATCATATAACCACTGTTTTGCATACATATCAGTTAATAATACAAAATCAGGACGATAATTAAATGTTTCAATTAATAGTTGTTCACCATTAGCGAATGGTCTTTGTAAAATTGTTAAGGTATGATTTTGTTGTTTCCATTTATATTCGATATAGCTACCGAACATTCTACCTACTAACTTCTGGTATCCAGCAAACATTTCATAGGTCGCCAATCCGCCCATCATACTTCCACTTAGAAGATAAGTGTTAGTATAAGCAAGATTAAACGGTTCGAATAAAGTACCACCGGCACCCATGCCCGAACGTGATCCAATCGCACGACGAAAAACGTTGCGAACCTCAATAACTTCATCTGGTAATCTATATTCATTTTGATCTTGTACTAATTCTACAAAGCTGTAGCTTTCCTCAACAGCATTTGAACTTCTTTGTCTAAATTTTGATAATGCTTTATTCAATGCAGTTTCGTAATGAATTGGATCTAAGTCAATTGTTATCATACCATCGCCCAACATCGCGTTTACATACTCGAATACTTTATTTCTTTCAATTAGTGAAGTTTCTTCTGACATAACATATCCTTTTTATATATTTATGCCATTTTTATAAATAGAAGGTAGTTCGCGGAATGGGGATTCCCAACTACTCTAACGTCTAGGAGGACATCAGCAATGATATTTATCGAAAATAAATATACAAAAATATACTTTGATATAATAAAAAACGCACAATCAAGACCCAATCGTTCTGGATACGTAGAACATCATCACATATTACCAAAATCATTAGGTGGTTCTAATGCAAAAAATAATTTAGTAAAACTAACAGCTAGGGAACACTTTATTTGTCATTGGTTATTAACTAAGATGGTTTCAACTGATAACGAACAATATAAAGTAGATAAAGCATTCTTGTGTATGTCATATTTAATAAACTCTAATCATGAAAGATATCGAATTTATGGAAGGGCTTTTGAAAATGTAAGAAAAAAATGTTCTATGTCACTTAGTAAGAAATTGTTAGGTGACAATAATCCAATGTATGGTAAGACGCATACGGATACCGCTAGAAAAAAGATATCCGATTCAAGAATTGGAAAAACACCATGGAACAAAGGCATCACACATTCACATGCAGCTAGAAAAAAGATATCCGATTCAAGAATTGGAAAAACACCATGGAACAAAGGCATCACACACTCCAATGAAACAAAAGCTAAGTTATCTATTATTGGAAAAAATAGAGCACCAATTTCAGAAGAAACTAGAAAAAAGATGATGGAATCACATCAAAATAGAGTACCAATTTCAGAAGAAACTAGAAAAAAGATGATGGAATCTGCAAAAAAGAGGGTTTTCAAAACAGTAGTATGCAAATATTGTGGGTTGTCTGGGAAAGGAGGCAATATGACTAGATGGCATGGTGATAACTGCAAAATGAAACCTACATTAACCTAAATATACTTAATATTATAGGAAATTAAATGCCGCGTTTATCAATGTATCATCCATCAAAATCTGCAAATTACAGATTTATAGATCGTCAAATATCACAAATGTTTCAGGTTGGTGGTACAGATTGTTATGTTCATAAGTATCTTGGTTCAAATACGGATGAAGAAAATGCAACAGCAGATCAACCACATTATGCAACTACAGCAGTTACTAATATTCAAGATTTATTATTTTTAGAAAATCGTGATAGAAAATATGATGAAGAAATCTATAGAATTCGTGGAATTTATAATGTACAAAATATTGACTTCAATTTAAGTCAATTTGGTCTTTTTATTGATAATGATACAATTTATATGATGGTTCATATAAATGACTACATCAATTATCTTGGAAGGAAACCATTGACAGGTGATGTAATTGAACTTCCTCATTTGAGGGATGATTTTGCATTAAATGATTATGATATGTCATTACCAAGATATTACGTTATTGAAGATGTAGGTAGAGCAAGTGATGGATTTAGTGCAACTTGGTATCCACATTTATATAAACTAAAATTGAAAAAAGTAACTGATAGCCAGCAATTCGCTGATATTTTTAATAAACCTGCATTAGATGCAAATGGTGATCCTACTGATACAACACTACGTGAATTATTAAGTACTAACATGAAAGAGTTAGAAATTAATGATAATATCATAAACCAAGCAGAAGCAGATGCGCCGATGAGTGGATATGAAACTAGACAATTTTATACATTGGCTGTTGATCCAGAATCAGGGAAACCAGTTTTAGAAACATCAGGTAATACAATCACCAATGGTGTTCCCGTTAGATCTGGATATTCTGGATATTTAATGGGGGATGGGTTTCCTGTAAATGGATATGATTTTGGTCATGGAATTCAATTTCCAGCGAATGCTACTCATAATGATTTCTTTTTAAGAATAGATTTTATGCCGAATAGATTATTTAGATTTGATACTAATAAATGGATTAGAGTAGAAGATGCTGTTAGAATGAATATGACTAATAATGATTCTCGTCAAACTTTAAAAACTAGTTTTATCAATAATAATTCATACATCTATTTTGATGAAGTTATTACTGATTATATTTCGTTGGTTGAAGGAATAGATGTTATTGACACTAATATTGATTATACTACTGGATTATATGTATTGTTGAAAAAAGATACATTAGAATTAGATTTTGTAGTCAGTGAACATCCATTATTACTTGAGGATAATAATGGCAATCTTACTCTTAATTTACCAGTTCCAATACCAGAAACTGGTCAATGGAAAATAGGTTTATATAATTCAAGAGAAGCACAACGTCAAAGTCTTTCAAAAGCACTTAAACCAAAGGCGGATTTATAATGCAGCATTTTTATGACGCTCAAATAAGAAGATATCTTACACAAACAATACGAGTATTAAGCAACTTCGTCGTTAAGTACGGTGATGGTACTTTACATAGAGTACCAGTATTATATGGGGATTCTGACAGACAAGTAGCAAATATTATTAAACAAAATTCAGAAAATAAAGTCAATTCTGTTCCAAGAATTAGTGTTTATATTTCTGGATTATCATTAGATAAAGAACGACTAGCTGATGCTACCTACATAGGCAAAGTTCATATCAGAGAACGTGATATGAATAATGGTTCTTATACCAATACCCAAGGTAGAAATTACACTGTGGAAAGGGTAATGCCAACCCCATTTAAGTTATCAATGAAAGTTGATATCTGGTCAGCTTCAACTGACCAGAAACTTCAATTAATGGAGCAACTACTAGTATTGTTTAATCCTAACCTAGAATTACAAACAACTGATAATTATATAGATTGGACTAGTTTAACATTATTGGCGCTCAACGATATTTCATGGAGTAGTAGACAAGTACCGGTTGGCAATGATTCACCTATTGACATTGCAACGATTACGTTGGATACCCCAATATGGATAAGCCCTCCAGTAAAAGTTAAACATTTAGGTGTTATTACAAAAATTATTACAAGTTTATATGGTTCTACAGATACTAGCCCAGTTGGATATATTGATGGATTAGGGGTGGATACCGCTGATACTGGGACTACAACTATGTCAGATTTATTAGCTACTGAAATTACCACCATTACGGATTACAATATTCAAGTTTTTAATAACCAAGTTTTACTTCTAGGACCGTCAGAGAGTGTTGTTCCAAGAGAACCATCGTTGGATATTGGTATTAGACAAGGAACTCCAATTAATTGGAAAGATATTTTAGATAGATATCCTGGACAATATGTAGCTGGGTCTAGTAGAATATTTCTAACCCAACAATCTGGATACCAACTAGTAGGAACAATATCATTAGATCCAATGGATAATACTATTTTAGGTGTTAACTGGGATGTAGATTCATTATACCCAGATACGTTAATTGATTCTAATGGATTTATTGATGGTGATATTGGATTTGACCAATCTATTGCTAGAAGTAAAATTGATGCAATAGTAAACCCATTGACATTTAATCCATTAGAAACATACGATGGATATGATAATATTCCATTGAAATTAAGACTTATTATAATAGAAGATATCGGTAATTTTATTAATGATGATGGTGCAGATGCATGGAAATCGACTACCGAGGATGATTTCGTTGCACATACTAATGATATAATTGAATGGGATGGTTCAAAATGGAATGTTATATTTGATTCTGAACAAGAATCAGATACACTGATATGGCAAACTAATATATACACAGGGATACAATACTTATGGAATGGTGTTTCATGGGTTAAGTCATTCGAAGGTGAATATAAGAAGGGCCAATGGCGACTAGAACTTTAACAGATAAAATAATTTGCAGTGGAGCATTAATATATGCTAAAAATACACATCGTATTTTATTGATACAAAAATCAAATGGAAAGCATCATGGTACTTGGGGGTTAGTTGGTGGTACAAATTTAGCCAATGAAAATCCATGGCAGGGCTTACAACGAGAAATTGAAGAAGAAATAGGATTTTTACCGAACATTATTAAAACCTTACCATTGGAAAAATTTGTTTCCAATGATAGTGTTTTTAATTTTCATACCTATTTCTGTGTTATAGAATCAGAATTTATACCATCATTAAGTGATGAACATGTTGCATGGGGTTGGTTCGATTTGAAACTATTACCAAAGCCAGTTCATAAAGGATTGGAATTAAGTCTGCGTAATAAAATTATTCAAAATAAAATTCAAACAATAATTGATATTATCGATAATTTAATAGATTATTAATTATCAATCCCCATTTTTCTGAATCCTGCTCAGTAACTCTAATATCATATTTTTCAGGAGATACGAATAATTTATTCGTATCTTTATATCTTCCTTCAGTGATAGTATCAACCCATATAGTATAATCTGCATTAAAATTATTTCTCATTTCTACTAAAGGTGCTACGAAATCACATATAACATATTCTTTTTCAGAAGCATCTGCTAACTCTCGCATCCTAATACTTTGACGAATTCTACCTTCTAAACTAAAATCCCAATCATTATATAGTTCTCTAATTTCATCTGCATTAATCCATAAACAATTGGGTGATAACAAACTAGTTAATTCGTGTGCCAGTGTAGTTTTACCAGAACCTGGTAAACCCATTATTAAAATTCGTTTCATTTTAAGTATGTACGCATGTTTTCTAATGGTTCGTTCCATGACCTCGGTTTTTCTTGTCTGAACAATTTTACATTATCACCATACCATGGTGATTGTTCAATAGAATGCGACCACGTATAATATGCTGAAATAGGTATCATAATATATGTATTCTTACCCATCGCAGCCGAAGCATGTGCCACCGATGTACAACTTGTAATTACTAAATCTAGGTTATCAATAATAGCCAATGTATCTTCATATGATTTCATATGTTCATGCATAGGGATCAAGTTTGGAAAATCATCTATTTCTTCTAATCCGACATCACGTTGTAAACTATAAAACTCTGCATCTAAATGTTTTACTGATTCATAAATTTCTTTTAATGGTATTGATCTATGTAAATCATTATCATAATCAGGATTGCCTTGCCATCTTATACCAATTTTCATTTTATCTGATTTCATAAATTCAAACTTTTCAGAATATTCATTAGATGTAGTTAGATATGGACCGTACCATAAATTTGAATAGTTTAAATTCAATGTCGTTGGTAAATTCATTGGATATGTCCAAAGAATATCCTCATCTTTAGGTAGTTCTTTCACATTAGAAACGGTTTTAAACCCGTTTCTGTTAAAAATTTCTGCAAGATCTTTTCTTTCAGTTAACCATATAGGATTCATACCATAATCGGATAAATGTTTCATGAATCTTACATTAATGATTTCGTCACCTATTCCAGCTTCAGCAAATAATACAATTGTTTTTCCAGGCTGAACTCCGCCTTCCCAATACTTGTATGGTAGTGTTGCTTTTTGCCAATAGTTTAATTTAGAACCTTCTTTTAAAAATAATTGCAATCCTTTTTGAAATTCATCTCTATATAGATAATATGTACCAAGGTTAAACTTGATTTTAGTTTCATATTCTTTTGATAAATTGTTAGTGTTTAATAACACATCATGCAGTATAGCTTCTGCATTATTCCTGTCGTTCATTAGAAAATAAGAATATGCTTTTTCTAATTTAGTATCTACATCATCTGGAATAGATTGTTCTGCCTGTTTAATATACTTCAATGCTAATTCTGGTTGATTAGCATGATTATATACATTAATCAAATTCGCACGAGCTGTCCACATTTTTTCATTTGTATATGCAGTGATTAATGCATTTTCTGAACAAACAATTGCTCTGTCATATATTTTATGTTTAAAAAAACATTTAGCCAAGTCATCATACTCATCAAATTTCCAAGCATGTTTTTCCATGGTATTAAGTAAACCAATTGCTTGGTCTTTTTCACCATGTGCTATTAAGTAATTAATCAACCCTTCAAGCATTTTTCATTACCATCAATTTCATATGAGTTTCACCATATACATTGTTGAAATTACGAGCAATTTCATTCCGTTCATCTTCTGACATTTTTGCAAAACGAGGTTTCCAATGATCATCTACTATAAACTCGTATTCAATAATTTCAAAATCGACGTTTAATGGAAGTCCAAATCCACTAGAACTATTCCATTGGCCGATATGCCACTGGTTATATTTTTTACTAAACAACCGCATGTTGTCTACTGTAATAAATCTAATATGCGAAGGATCACCATAAAATACTTCACTTCTGTGATGAGGAACTTGAATGTCGATTATAGCAGTATCTTTACATACTCGATATATTTCTTGCATTAATTGAAAAAAACCAGGTCCGATATGTTCTAAAATATGATATGCTTTTACTTCATCAATTGTGTTATCATCGAATGGTAATGTATCTTCGCCTAATCTAACTAAAAAATCTGGATTTGTTAATGGATCTGCATCTAAATTTAGAAATCCATCATATCGTTTAAATCCGCCGCCTATATTAATTTTCATTTTGTTCACCTTTAATTAGTATATAATAAGTATTGTTTTGTATAACCCAGTCTTCAATATATTTCAATATATCATTTTTTATTGGGTTACCCATTTCAATAACTTTTAAAAATTGATTATTATCCTTAATTTCAATTGAAATAAGAACATTGCTTTCTGTAGGTTTCATCCATAATGGAAATAACCCTTGTGACCATGCACATTGATAGTTGGAACAAGCAGCAGGTCTTGTTTTATAAATTGTACACTCTTTATTACATAAAAAAACACACGATCTATCTTTTCCAAAGGGATTACCATGGGAATTACCTGCTAACCATCCATCACAACATGCTGTGCAATTGCCGCATTCTAACATTATCTTATAACTTTAAGATTTGAAAATATGTCTAAAAACATTTGAAATTCGTGTGCAGGGGCAACGATATCTAATATTACACCTCCATCGTTTTCAAATTGTCTATTTTCTAAAATGCCATTAGGTAAGTTAATTATTTCATTAGCATATAACGTTTTATACAATCCTTGTATAAAATTCCCGCCATTTCTTAATAACCACATATCTTCGGTTGGCAACAAGTTATTATACCATAAATCAAATATTTTGTCAAGATTAGATAAATCACCGTGTTTTTGTGTAATAGAACATAATAACCCCATGTAATAATATTGAGCCATAACAAAATCAGGTCGTTGATTATAGTTTTTAATGATTAAATCATAATA